GTTTGCATACTGTGCGTCAGATCTGGTATTGTAAGGAGTACCGAGAACACCAGTTTCCATATTCACATTGTAGTCTTCTTGGGACACTCTGTTTGCAGCATTCTCACCTGTGGCTTCATTTAGAAAGTCGTTAGGGCTGTAGTCTTCGTATCCTGTCAAAACTCCTTGATTGGTATTATTAGGTTTTGCAGCAAGACCACTTGTATATTCCAGTATAGGGTCAGCAATGTTAGCCTGTGGATTTCCAAACTGATCATTTAGAAATATTTTCTGTTCTTCCGGTAGGTTGTTCCAAAATGTCTCGGGATCCCCAGTCACGTACATGCCGTATTGATCTACGAACTTGGGATTATTCATTATTGTTTGCCAATCCATGATCAGAACCTCACTGGAAAGCCTGATCCGCCAAAGTAGGAATCAAACATTTTGCTTTCGCCTAAACCGTCAGGGAAATACTTGTTTTGGAAGCCAAAGCCACCCATAGCACCGCCCATAGCGGCCTGTGCAGGGTCTACTCTGTTGATAGCAGTCTGATTTGACGTCCTACCGCCTTGAGACAGGATGCCTTGACCATATCTTTCACGCATATCGAACTCGAAGTCTCGATCACGCTCAAATCTGTTACGCATATCGTCTAGGCGGTTCTGTTCTTGCTGTTGTAAGAAGTTTCCGGCGTTCATTCCAAAGTTAGCACCTTCACCTGCAGCATTCATGCCCATGCCATAAGCACCCATGATGCCCTGATTGGCCTGTGATGCTGCATTCAGTGCATCGCCTCGATCTGAGAACTGCCTTGCTTGCTGTTGTAGGGATCTATCGATCAGTTGGTCTTGAATACCTGCACGTACATCGGCTGCACGATCGTCAAAGTCACGTCTAGCGATGGCATCAGCCACACCTGCACGACTTGCGTTCATGTTTCCGCTTCCAGAAGCATTTAAGTTGCCCTGTTGTAGATTGGATGCCAAGTTTCGACGGCTGTCACGAAGGGCTACGTCTGCTAATGCGTCTACATTATTGTTAGCGTAGTCCATGGCAGTCGCCATGCGGTCCTGACCTGCACTATCAGCCATTCCAATGTACTGATTGTAGAGATCGTTAGCATTCTGACCGAAACCTGTCGTCTGGCCCATGATATTGGACCCTGTGTTCTGCATCACGTTTCCGATGCGTCCCATGTTGTTGGCTGTATTTACGCTAAACTGGTTCGGTCCGGCTAATGTGTCACCTTGGTAGGATCCTTGAGACAAAACTCCGCCAAGTGCAGAGTCTGCAGCCCCTAAATTACTTTCTACATAGGGTCGATACATATTGAAACTTGCCATATTAGCGGCGTTTGCATTATCCATCGCTTTGGCTTGCTTATTTGCGCCCATAAGGCCCATTGCGCCGCCTATTATTGCGCCCCACATATTAAAATTCCTTTCTATTATGCACTTCCATATGCTGTCACGTTGTTCTCAACAGTCATGTGTCCGTTTGACTCTAGTTTGAACCTGTTTGTTCCGTTGTAAGCGAACTTGAGATCACTTCCAGATTGCGTGATTGTCCAAGCACCTAGATCAAGTGTAGTTGCATTTGTTGTAGGTCCTGTGATGCTTGCTAGATCAGTCAATGCACCAGTGTTAGACAGTGTAAATCTGTCTGTATTACTGTAAGCAAACTTCAAATCAGTACCATCTTGTTCAATCGTCCAGTCACCCAGATCAATAATACTTGCGTTTACTGGTGCAGGTGCAGATGAAGACGTTGCACCGAGTGGTTGCCATTGGCTACCTTCGTAAACAACAAGTCCTGTCGTACCATCGCCGATCGGATCCCACGGAGATACCGCAAATCTAATCATGCCTTTACGTTTACTTGTGGGTTCTTGGTCAGATACGGTCACGGCTGCGTCCGCTAAAGTCGCCATTGTGGCTTCTATCTCACTAAGTTGGTTCTGAACGTAAGGACCTAGTTCATCCTGTTTAAGAGTTGGAGTTGGCCTACGAACATAGTTCTTGACCAACACATTGAGTAAGTCAGAGAGAGCCATAGCTACCTCCGACCTGTTACAATTACATTCACATCCATACCTGAGAACGAAAAGTCTTTCAAAGTTGGCGAAGCCACCTTGTAACTGAGGTATCTACCAGAGATACGAGTGTCGACTTTGTAACTTTGATAGACATCAAAAGTGATCGAAGGTTCATATACTGGAGAAGCCGTTGGTAAATCTGCCGCTCCGAAGTGAAAAGTGAACTCTCCGTTTAAGTTGGCAGTAGCCATCTGTGGATAGAACGTATTGAGTACTTTGTAGCCCGAGATTTCGATACCTTGGTCGTCGAGATCAATACCACTTCTTTCTAATAATGCAGGTTTACTGACTATTATATCTGTCGGTGCAGTCAAAGATCCAAGATCAGGTAAATCGAGACCATAGATCGTCGAGAAGGGTACACCAACAAGGCCGTCAACAATATTTATATAGTGGCCCATACCTGCGTGTACATTACACTGGTATTGGAGCAAGTCAGGAGCATCTACAGGAACCGCAAAAGTTGCCAGACCTCCGGCCTGACCATTTATGCCTGTCTGAGATACACCGTCGCTGTACAAAGTACCATCAGGTAGCTGCAGAACGAAGGGGTGCGTGGCATTAGTTGGGTCACTAATATCGAAGTTGTACGTCTGGCCTCTATATAAGGTCAGTTCTGGGTGTTCTACACCATCTAAATAATACGCATTTCCACCGCCAGTCTTAGGACCGACAGTAACAGTATAACTTTCTGGAGTTGTCGTCTGCTTGGAGACCATAAGTGCCTGTCGTTTAAACTCAGACTCTTGGCTCAAGTAGGAACCACCTGCGTTTGCATAAGTCAAAGTCGAAGCTACTGACGCAAATGACTCAACAGACGAAATGTTGGCTACACTTCCGCCCACTACGTTCGGAAGGTCATAGAAACTCCATGTGTCTTCCTTGTAGTTGAACACGGCTGCACGGTTACAAAAGTCTCCGTCTTCTACCAACGCCAAGTCATCACCTGAGTGATAGCAGAAGTATATTTCTTCGAGGTTCGCATTGTGTAAAACGAAACACTCGCCTCGTTTGTTGTAGTCGATACCGTTGAATATGTAGTCTCGGACCCGACCATCGCAGATAGACTGCCTTGTGTTTCCATCAGTGACGTAGATGTCATCGAAGTCGAACACGAAGTGCTTGCCTTCCACCTCTACGATGCAGTTCTGTCCCATGACACCTGCGTCGTCGTAAAGTTTACGAAAGTTAAAGATAAATGTACCGCCAACGAACTCCATTAACCAGACCTGATCACTTAAATAGATCAAGAAGTTAGCCCCAACGGTCGCTCCGTCTAGGATGGGAGTTTCCATCTGTACCAGATCGTTAAAACCTGCACTCTGGGTTACGTCAGTCTCATCCCATGTACTAGGGACACTGTTGGACAATGCGGTGGTACTGAAGCGCACTCGGTTGGGATGCTCGACACCGCTTTCTGTGGTGTTCATTGCGATCAAAAAGTCACCAAACGAACGCAAACTAGTTGCTCTCAAAGTGGCGGGCCAGTTAGGCAGATCCGTAAATGTCGAAGTAGCCGCCGTCCTATGGACTGGAACTCTATCGCTACGGTTCACGTAGGTCACATTAGCCAATGTAGTGGCTGTCAGTTCTGTGGTGTTTAACTGAGAGTTTCCGGCGTATCTCTGTGTAAAGACACCATTGCTAAACTCATTGATATCAAATTCATCTGTTACGACTAGAACAGTGTCGTAGCCTGTGGCGGCCTGTACGCCATGGACGAAGACTGGATTAGTCAGTTGGTTCCCTGCAGCAACGTCTCGAAACACTGGACCGTGGCTCACCTTGCCTTCATGAAATCTGACGTTCTTGCCTCGGGTGAAACCGTTGATCGGTAGGTTGTAGGGGTCAACGTCAGTGACCACACCTACAGACCCAAGTCCTCGGATTGGTAAGTTAGGCACTACACCCTCCTCCTCTATAGATTATACTTCTTCAGCCCACTGGTAGCAGGTGTACTGACGGATCTTCCAATTCTGTTGTTCTAACTGAATGATGCCTCGACCTAGCGACTGTATGCACGATTGCTCGTCAGTAAAGATACGGTGGTTGCCAAAGGTTTTGCATTCGCTTGCTGATAGTGAACAGGCGAATATTATTGCACTAAACATACTATGCCTCTTTTCCCATCCAGATCGCGAATGCCCCTGTGGCAGCCCCCATCACGACGGATACTAATGCTGACTGTTGTGTCGTTGGATCCGGAAGGTTCATAAACCACTCCACCACCCTCCAACTCATGATCGTAAAAGCAATCATCATGAACCGAGGCCAGACTTTCCAGTCATCCAGAAACGTGCGTACATGTTCTACCATGGTCGCCTCCTAGTTTTCGAATGCGTCAGATAACAAGATGATCTCTAGTTTCTGTACCGCTAGTTGTAATTCATTTGTGGTCTTGATGTTCCATCCGACCAACGCGAGTATGGCAGATGCCATCACGCCGACTAAAAGTTTACTGTCCATGTTAGGTCTTCATCACATAACATAGAGCATAGTACGGAGGTCTGTTCTCGTGAGACTGACCGCTACCTGCAGCATCTGATGTGCCTGTTCTGGTGCCATACTGGTTGTAAGTCGTGGCGTTAAAGTCGATGTCTATGCCCGGATTTTGTGCCACTAGTTCGACGTATTTGTCTGCATAAGTGTGCGTGTGAGATGGCATCTGAGCGGTGGTCAAAGTGACGCTTGAAGCACCACCTGTCGCTCCCACAGAGTACCCACTACCTGCACCCACTA